TCTATTGACTGCAAGAGACAGTTTAAACGATGAAACACTTGTGTTTCGACATGAGCCTAACATGGCATTACATAACATGGTGATGGATATGTTACGTAAGATGGGTGTACAACTATTGGAGAGAAACAATGGACTTGACTAAAGCTTATGCCTCATGGCAGAAGAATCCTGATGATTGTATCAAAAGGAGAAAGCCTAAGAGGTGGGAATTAAAACTTAAACTTAATGAATTAAAAAAACAAAAGGAGAAAAAGTAATGGGAGCAGATGTATTTTTAGAGAAGGCATACGACAAGAAGTATGCAGACCACAAGGAAACACTTGATAGTTTTCCTAAAGCAAATAGCGATGTAGAACTAACCGAGGTGCAAAGGAAACACATGTCCGACATATATGATGACCTGTACAAGCAAGGCGATGTGTACTTTCGTGATTCCTACAACTCAGGTAGCGTACTGTGGGCGATGAACCTTTCGTGGTGGGA